ACCAGTTTTCGCATCCGTTCCTTACCGGCTTGAACCATATTCTCTTTTGCATCTTCCCAAAAATCAAAAAATATAATCCGCTCTCCTCTCGTTTCCCGTATACAAAAAAATCCGCCGTGAACGTCCTGCCTCCGCCCAACGCAAAAGGCACCGTCTCCGGTGCCTTCTCGTCTAGTATGACAGGATGCTACTCCCCTTATGACACAATGTCAATACCTTTTGCCCCGGTTTTGAAAAAAATCCGCCAAACTTGGACACTCCACCGTCTGCTTCACCACCGGAACCGTAACCGCCGCTTGCATCTCCGCCAAAGCCATACAGCACGCTAAAACCGCCCGACTACCGCACGGCTAATCCGCATACCTCCAAAGCTGAAATACGATATAAAAGAAATATGCTCCCGCAAGGCACAAAACCGTAATCGCAGCCTTCTTCGTCCCGGTCCACAACCGCATCCGGACTCCCGTTTCTTTTTCCCGAATGATGCCCTGCCCGGTTGCCCGTTCCGCCGTCCGCCCGACCTCATCTGATTCCCGCCCTGTGGTTCCAACATCCCGCTCCATCGCATAAACGCCCCGTTTTGCTTTCTGTTTTGCCATAACATTCCCTTTCGTCTGTTCTAATCGCAAATATCAAAAATGCAAACGCGTTCCTGCTCTCCAGCCGCGATACACTCCTGAATGCATTTGTCTTCAGATGGAGAAACAAATATCCGATACAATAAAAGAATTGTCAGAAACAACACGCCCGCAAGGCACAAAACCGTAATCGCAGCCTTCTTCGTTCCGCTCCACAACCGCAGCCAGCCTCCCGTTTCTTTTTCCCGAACGATGCCCTGCCCGATTGCCCGTTCCGCCGTCCGCCCGGCCTCATCTGATTCCCGCATCGCGCATTCTCCTTGTCCGCTTGTCATCCAATAACCATTCACACGGTTTATTTTTGTTTCTCTCTCCCAGCTTACTGCCATACATATTATTTTGCAAATCTTTTCTCGAATCTTCTAAAATAACTTTTCGATTCTGCCCGTTACTCCTCTTTTTTACATAATCTGCAACCTCTTTTGCATATCCAAGCAATATACCGTTACGCTGACTCTCCTGACTTATTTTAGCCAATTCACATTGTAAAAGAGAATGATAATAATTATCAATCTCAGCTCCCTGCCCGGAACCATACTTACGAACCAGCTTACCCCCGGTCTCATCCATCGCCCGTTTATATTTATATGCTATCTGAGTATCAGCAACAAATTCTCCAAATGCTTTTGCTGTTTTATAGGATGCTAAACCTACTGGAAAAATTGAAGAAACAATTCCATTCTTAATTTTATCTTTAATCATCTCTCCAGTAACTTCATCTTCATATTTTTTAACCGCCTGATATTCAAACCAGTCAGCTTCATCCATATCATCTTCATCCGG